CGCGAATATCTGGACAGCAAGGGCGATCCGCAGGGCGAGAAGCAGTTCACGCTGAAGGTGCTGGCGGAGGAGTACGAACAGGTTCACGACCTGCCGGCACACCAGGTGCTGCATCAGCGGCGCGAGGATCTGCCGGTGCGGCGCCTGCCGCCCTGGTGCCTGTTCCTGACGGGCGCGACGGACGTGCAGGACAACCGCCTGGAATGGGCGGTGTATGGCTGGGACCGCCATTTCGCGCCGACCTGGATCGATGGCGGCGTGCTGATCGGCGATGCGGGTGGCGACGAGGTGTGGACCGCGCAGGCGGGGCTGCTGCGCCGGAGCTGGGCGGATGCCTGGGGGCGGCCGGTGGTGCCGGAGGCCTGGGGCATCGATACCGGCGGCCACCATACGCATCGGGTCTATCGCTTCGTGCGGCCTTACGCGCATCAGGACCGGCCGAAGGTGATGGCCCTGAAGGGCATGCCGAATTGGGGGCGCCCGCCGATCGGGTCCCCCAGTGTCCAGGTGGTGAACTTCCAGGGGCGCAAGGTCGGCGAGGTGCAGTTGTGGCCCGTCGGCACCTGGGACCTGAAGGCGGCCGTGTCCCGCTGCCTGCGGCTGACCGAACAGGGGCCCGATGGCGCCGGCATCTGGCCGGCGGGCGCCGCGCGCTTCCCGATGGGCTGTGACCTGGCCTTCTTCGAGCAACTGACCGCCGAGGCCTGTGTCGAGCGCCGGGTCGGCGGGCGGCATGGGCGCGTGCTGCGCGAGTGGGTCCGGTTGCAGGGGCGGCCGAACGAACAGTTGGACCTGAAGGTCTACGCCATGGCGCTGGCGCATCACGTCACCGAAGGCTTCACGCCGGCCATGTGGGACGCGCTGGCGCATCGGCGCCAGGGCCCGGCGGCGGAGGTGCAGCCGGACATGGCGCATCTCTGGTCGTCATCGCTGGCGGCGGAGGCGCAGGTGCCGGAGCCCGGCACCGCGCCGGAGCCGGAGACGGAAACTCGCGCCGTGGCGCCGCATGTCGCGGCGCGCGGCATGGCATTCACCGGCCGGCGCCTGATGGGCACGGGCCGCAGCCTGCGCTGAAGGAGCCCACCATGGCGCTGAAGACCGCGACCGAACAGTTGGAGGAGGTGCAGGCCTGCATCTCCGACCTGCTGGCCGGTGGGCAGCAGGTGGAGATGGATGGCCAGCGTCTGACCATGGCGAGCCTGGATGCCCTGACCAAGCGCGAGGAAATGCTGCGCGAGCGCGTGTCCCGCGACCAGCGCGGCACGCGCGGCTTCCGCATCTCCATCGGGACGCAGGGCCGATGAAGGAAGTTTTGCCCCGGGCGCGGCCCGGATACCGGCCGCCGCTGCTGGATCGCGCGATCGCCGCCGTGTCGCCCGTCTGGGCGGCGAAGCGGGCGGTGGCGCGATTCCAGATGGCGCGGGCCGGCGCGATGACGGCGATGGCCTCCGGCTACGATGCCGCGGGCGATGACCGTGCGGCGCTGCGCGGCTGGCGGCCGCAGACCCGCACCACGGCGGACCAGGACAGCCTGCCGAGGCTCGAGGATCAGCGGGCGCGGGCGCGCGAGATGCACATGAACGCGCCGATCGCGCGCGGGGCGGTGCAGACCGTGGTGACCAATGTGGTGGGCACCGGCCTGACGCTGACGGCGCAGGCGAACCGGGACGCGCTGGCCAAGGCCGGGATCACGGATGCGATGGTGACCGCCGCCGAGCGCGACATGGAAAGCGAGTGGGGCCTGTTCACCAGCGGCTTCACGGCAGATGCCAAGCTGCGCCTGACCTGGGCCCAGATGCAGGAACTGGCGATGACCTCGCCGCTGATCAGCGGTGACGCCTTCGTGGCCGTGGTCGCCAGCCCGGCGCCGGTGCATTTCGACCTGGCGTTGCAGCTGATCGAAGCCGATTCGGTCAGCAACCCGAACCGCATGTCGAACACCGACACCATGGCGGACGGCATCGAATACAGCGCCAGCCAGATCTGGCAGGCGGTGCATGTGGCGGAGATGTCCCGCACCGGCCGGGCCGTGATCAAGGAATGGCGCCGGCTGCCGGTGCGGGCGGAGGATGGCAGCCCGCGCGTGCTGCACCTGATGCGGCCCGACCGCATCGACCAGTCGCGTGGCGTGCCCTACCTGGCGCCCGTCATGGCGGCGCTTAAGGACCTCGGCACCTATTCCGAGGCCGAGCTGCGCGCCGCGGTGCTGAATGCCTGCGTCGCCATCATCGGCAAGACGGCGGAGGGCAAATCGCCGCTTGCGGATGAGGCGGCAGCGACCGGCAATGCGGCCCCCGCGCCGGGGGGCGGGCTGAAGCGCGCGGATATCGGCTTCACGCCGGGCATGGTGATCGAGGGCTTCGCGGATGAGACGCTGGAAAGCTTCTCCTCCGACCGGCCCAGCACGGGCTTCGATCCCTTCGTCATCGCCATCCTGCGGCAGATCGGCGTGGGGCTGGAACTGCCGTTCGAGGTGCTGATCAAGCACTTCACGGCCAGCTATTCCGCCGCCCGCGCGGCGCTGCTGGAGGCCTGGAAGTTCTACCGCGGCCGGCGCGCCTGGCTGGCGGAGACGCTGCACCAGCCGGTGTACGGGCTGGTGATGGAGAACGCGGTTCGCCGCGGGCGGCTGGCGCTGCCGGGCTTCCTGGAAGACCCGCTGCTGCGCGCGGCCTGGCTGGAAGCGGCCTGGACCGGGCCGAGCCCGGGCCAGATCAACCCCGAGGTGGAGGCCAAGGCGGCGCGGGAGCGCATCGGCCTGAAGGTGTCCACCCGCACGCGGGAGACGGCGGAGCTGACCGGCGAGCATTGGGAGACCACGGCGCGCAAGCTGGCGAAGGAACAGGCGCTGATGCGCGATCTGGGCATCGATACCCCGCCGGAGGAGCGGCCGGCGCCGCCGGGCAATCCGGTGCCACCGCAGGATCAACCGCAGAGGCAGGACATGCCGGAGGACGCAGCGTGACCGAAAGCCTGATCGGCCGCATCGCAGGCTCCCCCTGGGTGATCCAGGCCGCCGCCCTGCAGACCATCGCGGAGCTTGCGGAGCGGCAGATCCCGGACCCGGCGAACCTGGAGGCCTGGAAGGGGCTGCTGGCGCCGCAGAACCGGCAGGCCGTGGCGTTCCGCAGCGGGCCGGAACTGCCTGGCGCGCGCCGGGCGCAGATCCGCGATGGCGTCGCCATCATCAGTGTGACGGGGCCGATCTTCCGGCGGGCGAACCTGCTGACCAATTTCTCCGGCGCCACCGCGCTGTCCGACATCGCGCATGATTTCGCCCTGGCGCGGGATGACAGCCGGGTGCGCGCCATTGCCATGGAATTCGACACGCCGGGCGGCCACGCCGACGGCATCGCGGAGGTCGCCGCGGTGATCCGCACCGCGCGCGGCAGCAAGCCGATCGCGGCCTTCGTGGACGGCATGGCCGGGTCGGCCGGCTACTGGCTGGCCTCCGCGGCCGACCAGATCGTGGTGTCGCCCACCGCCGTGGTGGGCTCGCTCGGCGCCGTCGCGATCTTCCCGGCGGAGCGGCCGGGGCAGCCGAAGGCGCTCGAGATCGTCTCCAGCCAGACGCCGGCGAAGCGGGCCAATCCGCACACGGATGCGGGGCGTGCGCAGCTGCAGACGCTGATCGACCGGCTGGCCGATGTGTTCCTGGCGGATGCCGCGGCGGGCCGTGGCCTGTCGGTGGAGGCGCTGCTGGAGGCGACCGGCGGCGGCGGCCTGGTGATGGGCGCCGATGCGGTGGCCGCAGGCCTCGCGGACCGCGTCGGCGGTTTCGAAGACATGCTGGCGCGGTTGGCGGCCGGCGAGCGTGCCGGCCCGATGCCGGGTGTCGCCTCCGGGCTGGGGCGCGCTGCCCCGCCCGTTTCACAACCCATGCCCAAGCGAATCGGAGCGAACATGACCACGAACCCCGAGACCACGACCACCCCGGCCGCCGAGGCGCAGGCCAGCCTGCCCGAGGCGTCGATCCAGGCGAGCGCCCCGCCGGCGCCCCCGCCGGCCGCCACGCCCGCCGATCCGGTCGCCGGCGAGCGCGCCCGCGTCAGCGCCATCCTGGCCGCGCAGAAGCCGGGGTTCGGCGCCATGGCGCAGCTTGCGGTGAATGCCGGCTGGACGCCCGAGACCTTCGCCGAGGCGCAGGATGCCGCGCAGCCGGCGGTGACCGCCGCGGTGGCTGCGGCCGGGGCTGGCGCCTTCAGGGCCAGCCTGCCGGCGCCGGTGCAGACCGGCGCGGCGCCGGCGGCGCCGGAGGTGCTGACCGGCGACGACAAGCTGAAGGCGGATTTCGAGGCGAGTGCCGATCTGCAGGCCGAATTCCGCGGCAACTTCGGCGCCTACGCGGCCTGGATGAAGAACGCCGGCAAGGCGCGCCGCATCGCGCCCGCCGCTGCCTGACCCAACCCGGCGTCCGGGGCCGATTGTCGGCCGGCGCCAAGCCATCGGCTGACAGGAGACCACCAAGATGACGCAGCTTTCCGCCGCCGTCGCCCGCACCTATGAGGTGGGCGACCACAATGACCTGGGCGTCAAGGACGCCTCCGCCATCTATGAGGGCAGCGCCGTCGGCCTGGTGCCTTCCAGCACCGGCGCCGGCTACGCCCGCCAGCTGGCGGCCGGCGACATCTTCGCCGGCTTCGCGCTGAACAACGTGCCGGCCACGGCCGGTGACGGTGCCGCGCTGGTGCGCGTGCGGACCCGCGGCAAGATCCTGCTGACCATCACCTCCGTCGCCGTCACCGATATCGGCAAGCCGGTCTTTGCCAGCGACGGCGACACCTTCACGCTGACGCAGTCCACCAACACCTCGATCGGCCGCGTGCACCGGGTGGAGGGCACCAACCTCGCCATCGTGGAATTCGATGTCGGCGGCGGCGGGCTCGGCGGCATCACGCCCCTGACGGACAGCTCCGGCGGCACCGCATCCGACACCATCGTGGATGTGCCGGGGGCCTATGCCGAGGCGACGCTGGCCAACCAGCTGGCCAGCATCACGGCCAAGGTCAACGCCATCATCCGCCAGCTTTCGTAAGCCGCGGCGTCGCCGCATCCACCTGTGCTGCCCAGCAGCCCCTGACATCGAGTTATCGACGTAGACGGCCATGGGCGCCTCCATCCACCTGTGCTGCCCAGCAGCCCCTGACATCGAGGATATACCGCCATGACCGTCGGCACCGGCATCGGGCAGCAGCTCAGCTCCCGCGCCCTGATTGGCTCCTTCTACGACACCCTTGCGGGTGTTGCGCTTCCGGCCTGGGTGCCGGCCACCGCCCAGCGCATCGACAGCAACCAGGGCGAGGAAAACCTGAAGTGGCTCGGCATGGCGCCGGCCATGCGGGAATGGGTCGGCGGCCGCCAGGCCAAGGGCTTCATCCTCAACGGCATCGACATCAAGAATAAGACCTTCAAGGCGAGCCT